GAGAAGACTAAAGCGGAAATAATCGCAAAGGCTAATAAGAAGACTGTAGATGACTTCAAAGCTATCTCAACGGCTAATCTCCTTAATGTAAAACAGAGCTTTAAGGAACGTCTTAAAATAGAGGATAATGCGTATAAAACCGCTTTACTGAATACCAATCTCACAGAAGAGGAAAGGACACAATTAGAAAAGGAACATTCCGATACGAGAAAAAAGATTGCTCAACTCGAAGCGGATGCAAAGAAGGCGGACTTCAAAGCTGCTGAGGGACTTCTCAACAATGCGGGCGAAGCCTTGGGGAAGAATACAGCAGCGGGCAAGGCAGCGGCAATAGCGGCAACTACCATCAGCACGTATCAGGCTGCTCAAGCTGCGTTTGCCTCTCAGCTGGTGCCCGGAGATCCTACTTCACCGGGAAGGGGTTTCATTGCAGCTGCATCAAGCATCGTTGCGGGACTTGCCAGGGTTAAAGCCATCATTGCAACGAAAACTCCCGGAGGCGGGGTAGGAAGCCAAAGTAACCCGGTGTTTACCGCTCCGGTATCGGGAGATTTTAGTCCTCCTTCAATTTCTTCCGTAACACCGACAACGACACTCAGCCAAGACAGTATAAACCAAATATCAAGCGCAACCCAGCAAAATCAATCCTCACAAGTAACGGTATCAGAAAGTGATATTACGAGTACCCAAATCAGGGTTTCTCAATATTCTACAGCCGGACAAATTTAAAAACCAATCTTATGAAAGAAAGTAAAAAAGACCTGAAAGTCTACAGAATGAAAATTAAAAACAGTAAAGATCCCATGACCGGAATTAGTCAGATTTCCATTGTGCAATCTCCGGCGCATACTGTCAAAATGTTAACCTTCGCTGAAGGACAAAGTAAGCCTAAACCTTTAAAGTTATCCGCAGTAGATGAGGATGAACAAATTTGTATGTGTGCGGTCCTTGTTCCCAATATTCCGATACTAAGGCAAGAACAGGGCACGGAATATATACTTATGGCGGATGAAAATGATATTTTTCAGGCTGCTTTAAAGTTTAATAAAGAGCGTAAGAACAATAACGTGGATCTTGAACATGACGGAAACCTAGTCAGTGGCGTTACGATGATGGACAACTTCATAGCTAATGAGAAAAGGGGAATAATGCCCCCTGACGGATTTAAGGAACTTCCTTATGGCACCTGGTTCGCCTCTTACAAGGTTGAAAACCCGGAGATCTGGGCATCTATTAAAGCTGGTGAATATGGAGGGTTTTCTATAACGGGTCTTTTCGATTTGGAGGATATGGATACCGATATGGAGGTTAGTGAAGAGGAAATACTAGATCCCCTTGAGCTTTACAATGAACTTGTTGACCTTTTAAAGGACATCGAATAACCGAAAGCAAAAAGTTAGTTGTGAAAATCGACACTTTTTACACTTATTCCATTTATAGATAGAGAATATAATACTTTTCAAATGAACGTAATAAATGCCCTTAAGAAAGCTCGTTTGCTTTTATCAGGAGTCAAACTTTCCAAACTTCAGCTTTCCAATACATCAATAATTCAATTTGACGGCGACACGCTTGAAAAAGGTACAGCAGTTTACATGGAGGACGCTTCCGGCGAAGCTCTTTTAGCTGCTGACGGATCTTACCCATTATATAATGGCGGGTCTTTTGTAATAAAAGGCGGAGTAGTGGAATCGGTTACCGGATTGGTTGCCCCTCTTGTTCCCGCTGGTCCTGTTCCTCAAGCTCAAGCAGCTGCAAGCGGTTCAGCAGTTTCTGGATCAGTTGCAACTACGACTCTCGATGACGGCACAGGTGCGACACAGGGCACAGATATTGCCTCTCTTTTATCTGCCCTTGCAACAGCTTTGCAGCCTATTCAAGATTCTTTGAATCAGGTTTTGCAAGTTCTTCCTTCTCTTCAGTCATGGTCTACACAGATCCAATCAACGGAAAAACTCGCTAAAGAAACTCAGCTTTCTTTGGCTCAAACTATTAAAGTAGTAGAAAAGATCGCAGAAGAACCTGCAGTACCCGTGAAAATGAGTATTGAAAAGCCTGCAACAAAGAAAGAAGTTTCAACAGATATTAAGCAATCAAGAGCTTACCAAATACTCAACTCCAAATAATCCTATAAAAAACCTCAATAATGGCATACGATTTTTCAGCCCTTACAACTTATATCAACCAGACCGCTAACGCGAAGCTCTTGCGTAAATCTATTTATGAAGCAGAGACCGCGAAAATAATTGACGCGGCTGGCGGTGTACAGCAAGGTGTTAAGACCACAACGACCGTGAATATCATAGATAATCAGATAGTTCTACAAAATTCAGCCGGTCAGGTATTCACTCCTTCGGGAAGTACAAAAATTACTCAACGTCAGCTCGTACCTGGTCGTATTTCGGTGATGCAGGATTTTAAGCCTGCTCTCTTGGATCAGTACTTTACTGAGTTTCAATTGAAACCCGGAGCATACGCGGAAAATACCACTGATCCTTTTGAGGAAACCTTTACGGGTCTCTTCCTTGATGAGGTTGCAGCCCTTAACGAAACAGGTATTTGGAGAGGCAATATCAACTCTTCTAACCCTCAGTTGACCTTCTATGATGGTCTCGCTAAAAATATCATCCTTGGTACGGGTTCTTACGGATCTGGTTCTAATCAGGTTCTTACAGGATCAGCAAGTAATATTACTTTCAGCGGATCTGCGGCTATTACCGTAGTAGATGCTATCTACAATGGTTTGCCTGCTCAGATCCTTGGCAAAAATGACGTAGCCGTATTCATGGGTTACGACTGGTATCGCGCTTGGACTACAGCTGTAAAGAATCAAAACCTTTTCCACTACACTACGGATAGTGCAAACTATGAGACCTTTATTCCGGGTACTAACGTAACCATTAAAGCGGTTCATGGATTGGATAATAGCAACTTTGCAGTAGGTCTACGTAAATCAAATATGCGTTTGGGAGTCGATTTAAGCGGAGACACTACGAACGTAATTGCTTGGTATTCTAACGACTTTAAAGCAGTGCGCGTGGATTTGGAATACAAATATTCCACGCAAATTTGTTTCCCTGAGGAGTGCGCCTATTTCACTATAAGTGGATCTGTTCCTTATTAATTAACGATTTCAATTTAAAATATTATGCCAAGTTCGGCTCTAACAAGTGGAGTTCCTTTATATCCAAGACAGGCGGTTCCGGGAGTAAGATCTATCTACGTTTCTCAGATTACTAATCTGTCAGGTAGTGTAAGCGTCTCTTCCGGTTCAGTGGTCTCTATTCCGTTCGCGGTTGGTTCAGGATCTCAGTTTTATCAATACAACTTTCCAGTTGATACGGCAAAATGGACACAGGACGGTAAGGCTGAACAGCCTAACGGAGCGGTAAAGGTTGAACAAACTGTGGACTTTGAGTTACCCTGGTATCAACTTGCAACCCGTAATCAGCTTAAACAGCTGGCTCAGGTTGACTGTATGGTTATCGTTCAGAATGCTGACTCCAATTATTACCTTTTTGGAGCTACCAGAGGGATGACCTTAACGGATTTCAAATCGGATAGCGGTACTAAGCTTGGAGATTTTAGCGGTTGGAAATGCGTGTTCAAAGGCTCAGAACCTGAGGAAGCGTTCTACGTAACAGGATCTCTTATACCAGCTCTATTAATCCCGAGCTAACCAATTTTTAAAAATAAATGGTTAAGCCCTTCCTTCCTCAACGGAGGCAGGGCTTTTTTCTTAGCCTATGTTAGTCCTTTTTCAAAATATGCCAAACCTTGTAACTGTTACTCTCACGGAGAGAAAGCAGACCTGCACGGATACGTATCTTTTTGAATTTATAGACTCCGCTAAGAACTATTACTACTGCATTGCAAACGATCTTTCTTTAAATGACAGGTATAACAAGTTTATAATAAACTCTGTTACTGCCAGTGCGGACAATACGAATGCAGAGATCGACTTTAATTTAAACACGCAGTACACCTATAACATATATGAAAATCCAAGCTCGTCACTTAGCCCAGTGGGGTTATGGAATTGTGAGACCGGTATCGCTAAAGTATTGAACGCTCCAACCGGATCTGTGTATTTCACTGGATCAACTGTATTACCAATCTATCAAGTTTATGCCTCCTAAGCCCAATAATAAGCCCATATCCGAAATGAAACCTTCGGTTGCTCCTAAGGATCTTAATAAAGCCAAGGTAGCTGTGTCTTTTGCCTCCTATCAAACGCAGAAAGATTATATCACTCCCGGCAATAAGAGACACAAGAATAAAGACATACAATATTGGGGAGATGGAGATAATAATTATCCCCGCTTCCTCAGGCTTTTATATGATAATTCCTCAACTCATTCTAGCATTATAGACGGTAAACTTGACTTCATTTCAGGGGTTGATATCGTAAGTAAGGCTGGAAAGAACAAAAAGTTAAATGATTTTATCGGGAAGATCAATAGTCACTATGATACTCTTTACGAGTTCTATAGAAAAATTGTTCTCGATGATCTCATTTACGGCGGTTGGGCATGTGAAATGGTAACGAACAGGGCAGGGGGGATAATGGAGATAAATTATGTAGATATAAGTACCCTCAGATACAATGAGCTTGGCGATAAGATCAAAAAGGCAGAAAAAGCCGAAGATTGGTTTACAAAGGGCATTAGCGTTAAGGTCGTAGAATATCCCATATACGACCCTAACAACCCAATTAAGGGAGCATCAATATTTTTGTACTCCGGTCTCAGTACAAGGACATCTATCCAAGGGAGACCTATAGAGGGGCTATAACGCATATCAGGACGGATATCGAAATGGCAAACTATACCTTTAACCAGATTGTCAACAATATCACCCCTAGCATTATTATTCAAATGCCCAACGGTGTACCTCCTATTGAAGAACAGGAGATCTTAGAGAGAAACTTTAAAGCCAAGAACGGCACAACGGATAACACTAATGGGGCCTTTTTTATATTTAGCGAACCAGGTGAAGATCCGGTAAAAGTTACCGTTATTCAGGACGGCCAAGCTTCGGAGAAATATACAAATGCTTCGGTAAGCACCTCAGACAAAATTTATGCAGCGCATAGAGCCAATCCATCACTTTTTGGAATTCAACAGCAGGGCAAGCTGGGCGATAACCAACAGCTGAAAGTTTCTTATCAGGTTTTCAAAGTTCAAGTAATTGAGCCAAAGCAAAGGGAGCTGCTATCAGTGCTAAATAAATTATTGTCTTCGACATTCAAAAAGCCTGACTTAGTAGTACGTCAATTACCACCCTTGAATATTGTTTTTCAGGAAGAGAGATTACTTGCTATGTGTCAGACGGTGGAGGAAATGAGAAAGAACTATCAGGAATGGGGATGGATAGAAGACGCTGCTCTGAAACCAGGACAACAGGTTATTGGTGATAAGAATCAGCCTAA